TGATCGATTGTGCAACAGGCTTAAGATTTCCTGCATCAAATGCAACAATAACTGGAGTTTCTGAGCATTCATAAATAGTTGCTCCAGTCGCAAAGCCTTCGCAAATAAAGACTTTTTCAGCGTTTTCAATTGAACCAAAAGTGAAGAAGCATCCTTTTTTCTTTCCTCCGCTCAAAAATCGCTTATTACCTTCTTGATCAATAAATTGTAATGTCCATAATTTGCCGTTAACATCGTATGCAGGCACGATTATTGATCCTTTATATTCTTTTAGGTCGAGAAAACGCACTTTTTTCAGGTCTAGGTAGCGATTTTTTGAAATGCGTCTGGCATTATTCAAGATAAGTTTCGCTTTGTCGCTCGACAGCTCATAGATTTTGCTCGACTTATACTCGACCAATTCCATGGTTTTTTTCAGTTCTTCATGTATTTTTTTTAGCTTTTCTCCCTTAAAACTTTGCTCAAATACGTGGGCGTTGAGGCCATTTACAAAGTCTCCAAAAACGTATCCTCCTATGAACTTTTTTAGCCAGTAACGATTATTCTTTCCCCATCGTATGATCTTAAAGTCTTCTGTCCCCTTACTAGGCATTGGTATTCCAGCGTTTTTTAATGCTTCTACAAGCTTTAACATGATAATTCTCCGTAATAATTTGATAAGCCAATCAAAAGTGATTGAATCTTTGAATAGATATTAGAATTATGGATACATATATTGGTATTTGAGGCTTTTTTGATAAACCATACCAAAAATTTACAAATATTTTGCTTAAAAATAATGCTATATAAAATAATTCTTTCTATGATAATGAAGTTTATAGAATAATAATTAGTAATATAAATAATATAGATATATAAGATATATAGATATAAATATATATAATACACTGTAATATAAGCATTCTTTAATCTAAATAACATACCTAATCCATACTTAAAATAACTATAAGCCTCTTAATAATGGCCTTTATCATCAATATAGAGAGACCAGAAGCTCCAGTCTCTCAGTGCTTTCAATCACTTTTCATTCTGTCTACAGATGTCCTTAAAGCTACACATTTTACAGCGAAAGAACGCTGGATCACTTGAAATACAAGGCAGGAGCTCGTTACTTTCACTGGCTTTAATGATCTGCACAGCCCTGTCTGAATAACGTTGTGCTGCCTCAGAATCAAACGGTATTAACTCAAAATAGAGTTCCGAAGTATCTTTGTTCAGTGCTGTAAACAAGCATTGCTCGAGATTCAAGTAAGCCATGTAGAGTTGGATTTGCGCAAAATATAAAGGCTTTGTAACTAATAATCCGCGTTTCGCTGTATCGTTCCAGCTCTTGCTGTTCAGCGTCTTACACTCCCAGAGTATCTGTGCTCTTAACCCGCTTTCTTTCAACTCTTCTGGAATTTCTGAGATTATTCCATCAACATGGCCTTGAAGTCTTCCGTCTGCAATTGAAAATCCGAATTGTTCGCCATTTTCGTTTCTTGTTTTTAGCTCAAAACCAGCAATCCTGAGCCATTCGGCAACAAGATCTTCCAAACAATGTCCGATATCGAACGTTCTCAAGGTTTGAGCAGAAACAGGAGCTTTATTTCCTAAATACTGCAATTGAACCTTGCGCAAACACTCATCACCAAGCATCGACGCTCCGAGATAATTTCGCTGTTCTTGGCTTGCGTGTCGCTCTTGCATCTTTGCGTCCAAGATTTCGTTAATTCGATTCATCTCGCGCTCCTTTTGCCTTGGTCATGTTCAACTTTGGCTTAGATGCTTTGTTCTTTTCGTTCAAAAACAAGTTCACAAAATACAGCTGACCTTTGCCTGTCACCTTCACTGTTTTATTGATAGTAACGTGACCGTCAGAATGCGTGATCGCGGTTTCTTTGATCTTGAACAGCTGACGATCCATCGCCTTTTGTGTCGGCAGGTTGTAATCGCTACCATTTCTGCGCACCAAAAAGCCATCATTGCGAAGCCTCTCAAATAATCTATTCTGGCCTATGTCTACTCCGTTGCCTTTCAAAATTTTCGCCAGCTCTCCAATCAACACATCGCTTTCAGAAACTGAAACTGCGTCAGCAAAAACGATTTTAGGTCTGTCGATTTCAATCTGATTTTGCAACATTGCCTTTTCGCGTCGCTCTTGCTGAAGCGTTCTGATGAGCTTCACCCACGTATCAGGATCTGTCATAAGCTCTTCCATCTTATCAGAAGTGATATATGCTCCGTGCTTACGAATCGCTGGAAGAACCTCATGCGTTATCCACCTCATAAATTTCTTTGCTTCTGGTTTATCTGAACGAAGAATAACTTTGTATAAACCTGATTCGTTAGTGATATTTGTCATTCCCTGACGACCTAAGTTCAACTTAGACCGTTCATCTTCATCTAATCTTAAAAGCACGGATGTCGGATTACTTAGACCTAAAACCTCGCACACATCTTTCAGCACGAACCATATTTCGCCGTTTCTGACAGTTGTTCTTACATTTGCGTTCTCGTAGTTAAAAATTTTCAATTCGCTATTCTGCATAATAAATTCCTTTTCACAATTAAAGTTACACTCAAAAAATCAAGACAAAACTCAGGCGTCACGTTTTTAATCTGAAAACGCAATTGATGCTAATCAAATTTTGCCTGAGTTAACCGCAAGCGCTACGGCGGAATGATTCGATAAAACATTCGTTACCTACCTTTCATAATTTTCTCAAAAGCCTGAGCTCTAACACGACATGGCGACACTCCAGCAAAATCGCAGACCATGTTAAAATCCTTGCTGTTCCTAAAAAACCAGGTGATCGCATCGCGTTGAACCCAATATTCTTTTGCAAAAACATCGTCTAAAGCTTGGATGATAACTGATCGCCACAACATCACCTCCGACATCACACGCTCCAAGGAATATCGTTGCCGGTCATATATTCCGCATATGCGAAATGGTCTGGCGTTATGATCGAAACCACTCGATTCTTGTCTTGGTACATTCCGTTTTTATCGTGTTCGATCCCGATTTTTATCACGACATCCAAATTGTTTAACTCCGCAAATGAAGCGATCTGCCTTGCATTAACAGCGGTTTCAGACATGTCTTTTGGATTTATTCCTTTGGCTGATTCTAAAATCGCTCTTATCCTGGCTTTTCCCATGTTGATCCAGCGATCAGGCCCTTCAAATCCGATTTTGTCGAAGATTTTGCGCTTCGCGTACTGACCTTCAAGAATGATAAATTCGCAATTCAAGTAAGCTGTATCGCCTGTTTTGCTTCTCGTTATAAATGGATCTGAAGAATCATTTCCTGGCTTCAAAACCAATCTTGCTTTGGCAATCGTATTCGCTGGAATTAAATCCAAACTGTTTTGCGTTTCTGCTGTGTTAAAGTTCATCATTGCTTTTCTCCTTTGTAATTGTTGTGAAGCAACTTGCTTCTGATCTTGTTTAAAAGTTTTCCGAGATGCGCTTCCTCAATTTCATCTAAACATCCAGATCTGTCTTTGGCTGGATACATGTTTGAGTTTAGAGTCTTGCAGATGAATTTTCGATCGAGTTTTCCAGAGTCATCACGAACAGGAACCATCGAAATTACTTCATCAACAATGCCTGGAAGTTCAGCCGTTGTTTTGGCGCCTTCAATTTGTGGAACCCAAGAAGTGTGATTAAAGTCATCGGTTTTTTGCTCGAGCAAGCCAACGAAAATGACATCTTTGTTCGGAATATGCTGAAACTGATTGATCCATGAACTCATTTCTGATGCCAACAATCCATAAGCTGCTCTCACGTCTGGTTTCCCTGATTTTTCTGAAAACGATTCAGGCTGATTTTTGCACCAAGCGAGGCAGAGTTTCGAGGCAATCGTAATCGAATCGATGAAAATGCATTTGTACTTTTCAAAATCACAATCTTTGAACTTTGTTTTGGCTGAATCAAAATGACGTTGTCCGTAAACTGACTTCGATGCTGGATTCACACCTCCAATTAAGCACGCTAAATCTCTTGCATCTTCCCAAGTACGAACCGAAATCGAATCGCCAGGCCAGTCTTGCACAGCCAATAATCCTGCTTCAAAATCCAAGCATATAGTTGGCTCAGACAGCGTTTTCAGCAAACTGGTTTTTCCAATGCCATACGATCCGAAGATGGCCATTTTTACGCCTGAATGTTGCTTCAATCTCTCTTCTGCGGAAATGATTTTCATGACTTATGCCTCCTCAGAATTTGGAATCGAAATTTTAAACTTGGCTTTTCCTGGCGTTATCGTTCGCGCGTCTGCAAACAACGTTTTATCCTCTGGCGACAGCTGTTGGTATTTCCGTTCGTCGATAACGTGAGTTGTTTTTATAATGGCTTTGCGTTTCTCGTCAGAAATATTTTTGATAATTTCATCGATTTTTTCTGAATCCCAAGTAACCTTTTTTGGAACCTCTGCGACAATCTGGAATCCGTTTTCAACGAACTTTGTCGTGCCGGTATCGCGATTTTCATTGCGAAGATTATTTCGCGCAATCTCCAAAAAACGCCTTAAGTATGATGATTTTGCTTTTACAAGTATCTACTCACCTAGAAAAAAGTTCTCTTCGCCTCATAAAAAGTTATCGCCTCGGCACAAAAATACCTCGTTATTTATACGAAATCCTTCCCATCTTTTATTTTCGATAATTTGATAATTTATATGCGTTATTTTTTTTATGTTGTTTCGAATTTTATAAATTGCATTGTTAATTTGATTCTGTGGATTATCTAAAAAAACTGATTTTTGTTCTAATTGATCGCAAATGGATTTTATATGCAGATAGCAACAGCCATTTTTGATTTCATAAAAATAATGATCGATTAAAATATCAAATATCGCAAACTGTAATTCTGATTTTTTATCTACAATTTTGATGTTGTTTAAATAGAAACCATCATTTTTAACGCGAATAAAATATTTTTTAAAAAAGAAGAGTCTAATTGACTCTATAATTGCGTAGATTTTTTTTCATATCAGCCTTTAAACAAGTTAAATACGCAAAATTATAATAAAATTACAATCAAATTAAAAATAATTATAGATTTTTCACAATGTTATGAAACACTTTCTGATTTCTGTTGAATATATACAGTGTAAGGAATGGGTTTGTTTATGAATATTCTTGCACTTGATTTAGGAAGCAAACTTGGTTTTGCGATTTACAGCAATGACTCAATTGAGAGCGGAACTAAGAAGTTATCGCGCAAAACATTTGGCTCAAGGTTTTCAGAATTTCGCTGTTGGCTGATGAAGATTATCACTCAGAATCAGATCGATATAGTATATTTTGAGCGAGTTTACAGGCATAACGGAACTGAAGCTGCACATGTTTTTGGTGGCTTTATGTATATTTTGGCTTCTGTTTGTGATGAATTACATATTCGTTGCGAAGGCGTTTCTGTTGGAACAATCAAAAAATATATTTCTGGAAAAGGCAATGCTTCAAAGGTTGACGTAATTGATGCTGTAAAACGGCATGGATTTGATCCGATCGACGATAACGAAGCTGATGCACTAAGTATCTTATTTTTTGGACTCCAAGTCCTTGGCAAATTGCATGACAAGAAGTCCTTACGGGTCCTTCCAAGCCCTGATAATCAACGGGTTTTCCGCCCCCGGCATTTCGCTAGCGACAGAACTTTTTCGATGGATGACCGACGTGATGCTAGAATTCGCGACTGTACTACTATGAGAGGTCTTCAAAACAAATTGATTACGGAAGAAGACTAAAATGACTGAAAAATCAAAGCTAAATTCCTCATCACTGCAGTTTAAAATCTACCCGATAGATTCATTAGTCGAGTATGCGCGCAATCCGCGAAAAAATGACGCTGTAGTTGACAGAATGGTCTCTTGCATCAAGGAGTTTGGCTTTCGTATTCCGATTGTCGCAAAAAGCGATGGAACTGTCGTTGATGGCCATCTTCGCCTAAAAGCAGCTCGCAAATTAGGCATGAAAGACGTTCCTGTAGTTATCGCTGATGATCTTTCAGATGCTCAAATCAAGGCGTTTCGTCTATTGGCTAATCAGTCAGCGAACTGGGCCGAATGGGACGACGAGCTTCTTAAACTTGAGTTCGAAGACTTAAAAAATGCGGACTTTGATCTTGAGTTAACAGGATTTGATTTAAATGAAATCGAAAAGTTCTTGCGAAACGATGATGTTCAAGAAGATGATTTTGAAGAAACTCAAATTGCTGAAGACCAGTCTGTCATAACAAAGCCGGGAGATCTGTGGCTTCTCGGCGAACATCGTCTATTATGCGGGGATTCTACCAAATCCGACAACGTTCAAAAGTTAATGAACAGCGATATTGCTGACATGGTGTTCACAGATCCTCCTTACAACGTGCAAGTCAGTCGCATTTCAGGAAAAGGCTCAACAAAGCATGACGAGTTTTCTATGGCGTCAGGCGAAATGTCAGAGGCTGAGTTTGTCGAGTTTTTAGAGAAAATATTCTCAAATTTAACAGCATTTTCAAAGAATGGTAGCATACATTATGTTTGTATGGATTGGAAACACATCTACGAAATCATTTCTGCAGGTCGAGAAAAATACTCAGAATTTAAGCAATTATGTGTGTGGAACAAAGGTAGCGGAGGAATGGGCTCTTTCTATCGCAGCCAGCATGAACTGATTTTTGTATTTAAAAATGGGACTGAAAAACATACGAATAATTTTGAACTCGGGCAATTTGGACGCAACAGAACAAACGTTTGGGATTACGCTGGAATGAATAGTTTCTCAGCAGAAAACAGAGATGATTTGCTTAAAGTGCATCCGACAGTAAAACCTTTGAGATTAGTCGCAGATGCTATTTTAGATTGTTCAAATCATGGAGAAATAATTCTAGATCTATTCGGAGGATCAGGAACAACGCTCATCGCATGCGAAGAAACGAATCGCAAATGTCGCATGATGGAATTTGAGCCTAAATATTGCGATGTAATCATAAAACGTTGGCAGAAAAACACTGGGCAACAAGCAATTCATGCCGAATCTGGTAGAAACTTTGATGAACTGGAGGCATGCTGATGGCTTTAATTTCTCAAGCTGAATGGGCGCGCAGACAGGGATTTTCGAAGCAATATGTCGGTAAACTGATCAAGCTTGGAAAGATTAAACTTACTGACGGAAAGATTGAGGAATATACTGCTAATGCAGAGCTTGAAAGCCAAAGGAACGTTGATCTTCCGCAACATCGCAAAGGTGGAGGCACCTATTTTGTTCAGGATGATATCCACAAATTACTTGTTAAAACCAAGCTCAAAAACGAAATCGAAAAAGGCAAATTGCTCGAAGCGCGAGTAAAGGCAGAGACTGGAGAGCTGGTTCCTATCGATGAGGTTCGCAGTACATTTTACGCAAAAGGAAGAATTGTACGTGACGGAATTTTAAACATTCCTGATCGTATTTCTTCGTTGCTTGCTACTATCGATGATGCATCGCAAATCCACGAAATCCTGACGCAAGAGCTGAGAACTGTTTTGGAGGAGTTATCTAATGCAGTCTGATATCTTGATTCGTGAGTTTAATAAAGGTCTAAGACCTGACTCAATTATGAGCGTTTCCGATTGGGCTGACGCGAACAGAGTTTTATCTCAAACAGCCTCGTCTGAGCCTGGAAAGTTCAGAACATCAAGAACTCCTTATTTAAGAGAAATCATGGACGCTTTGTCGCCAACATCCAAATACGAAAAAGTTGTTTTTATGAAGGGTGCGCAAATCGGAGGAACCGAAGCCGGTAACAATTGGATTGGATACATAATTGATCAAGCGCCAGGCCCGATGTTGGTTGTTCAGCCGACTGTTGAAATGGGAAAACGTTGGTCGAAAGGACGTTTAGCTCCGTTAATTGAGGATACTCCGTGTTTAAGAAACAAAGTAAAAGATCCTAGAAGTAGAGATTCAGGCAACACTGTTCAAAGCAAGGAATTTCCTGGCGGTCAGGTTGTTATCACAGGCGCGAACTCTGCTGTTGGACTTCGATCGATGCCAGTCAGATACTTATTTTGCGATGAAGTAGATGCTTATCCTCCTGACGCAGATTCTGAAGGAGATCCATTAACTTTGGCTATTCAGAGAACAGCGACATTCGCTCGAAGAAAGATTTTTATTGTATCAACACCTACGATTCAAGGACTTTCACGGATCGAAAAGGAGTTCAACTCGACAGATCAACGCTACTATTTTGTTCCGTGTCCATTTTGCGGAGAATTTCAGGCACTCAAATGGGAGAACATTCGCTATGATTCAGATTCTGCTAAAGTTGTTTATGTTTGCGAGCACTGTCAGAAATTTATTGAGGAACATCATAAAACGAAAATGCTCGAACAAGGAAAGTGGACACCACTCAATAAAACCACGCCGGGAGGGCAATTAACGGGCACAACTTCAAGCTGTGGATTTCATTTGAACTCATTGTATTCACCAGTCGGCTGGATGAGCTGGGAAACTTGTTATCGCAATTACTTGGCGGCAGAAAAAGATGAACAGCTACTGAAAGCCTGGACGAACACGACGCTTGGCTTGCCTTGGGAAGAGAAAGGCGAAGTTCCTGATTGGGGAATTCTGTTTGATCGACGTGAACATTATAAAATCGGCACAGTTCCAAACGGAGGTTACATTCTT